CAATACTGAGTCCCAGAAAATACAGGTCTGTCGGTTATGGTTCGAGTGCTTAGAGTTGCGATGGAATCTTGGCGTGGAAGGGTAAAGATGTCCGAGAAGTATCCGTTGGTTCCTGTTGATGACCATAAACCAAACCGAGTGGTGGCAGATGAGGTATTTCTACCATTGACCTTTAGACCAACCATAGACACTAGGGCTGGCTTGGCAGCAGCCCCAGTCTTTCCAGGGGCATCTCTGCCGTCAATGTTAGGGAAAGTTACAAGCTGGGCAACCTTGAATGGTGGCCTAAAGCCATTGAAGGAGTTGAAGTTGTTGTCAGCACTATTTTGGGCTACTGCAAAAGTCATTAGTCAAGCACCCACTCAGGGTCATAGGTTTCAAACGCTCTGGCTGGCTGGTAGTCGGGTGCATCTGGGTCTGAGGTGTTATAGACAGGTGCGTTATCTCCGTCAAAGTAAGCATCAACAATCGGGGTTTCTTCAATCAAAGCGTTGTCAATAAAGACAGCAGTTCCACTTGCTTTTACCCTCAAGCCTGAATAAACGCTTATAGCATCAAAGCTTGTACTTACGCGAGTCCACTCTGAGTTTGTGACTGTGCCAACAGTTGCGTTGATTTCAGAGAAAGCGGTTCCGTTGGTTGAAGTCAAGCCAGTAAACCCTACTGTTACAGTTCCAGAGGTTGCTCTTGCGTAAATAGAGGCTGTGTAAGTTGCACCAACCTCGCTAATAAAGTATTGGTCAATTATGGCGTTAGAGGCAACGCTGCCACTTGCTGTACCGATATAAGCCTGCGCTGTTGATCTAGTTACTGTTCCAGATGTTGATACCCAGTTACCTGTGTTGTTCTCAAAAGAAGGGTTAGAGGACAGGTTGACTCGCGTGTAATCAAAGTCAGGGTTTGACAAGTCGTTGTTTCTGCTTCGGAATACGATGCGACCAGACTTGTCAATAAACAATCTGCCAGGCTCTGCCTTTTCAACCTCTTGCAAGTAACTCAAAACATTAGTTCCGTCACTAACTGGGTAATCACCCATAGTGGCAACACCAGTTGAGATAAGTCTTGAGCTTGCCGGCCAAACAACTGTGCCACCTACTTCTGGTCTAGTTAGTACGCTTAGGATTCTTTCACTACTTAGTTGCTCGACAGGCTCGTACTCAGTAAGTCTTTGGTTGTTCAAGTTCCAAAAAGCATCAGAGGCGATAATTTCTGCAAGGGACTCACCATTGGGCGAATAAGTAAAGTTCCAGTCAGTAATCAAACCAGTAAAGACGATCTGGTCATCTTTGTAAATTCTGACCTGACCAGTTGGAACTATCTGACCTTGATATGGGCTAGGTCCGTAGGCTGGGTCATAATTACGAGTTTGATTGTTTAGCTGAATAGAGCAAGAGGCAGCGTTAAAGGTTTCTTGCTGGGGGTCTTTGCCTCGGTTTACAGAAACCGAAATAACATCATTGCTGATGTCGTTGAACTCAGGGATGCCACCCTCACCCTGCTTAGCAAAACCAAACTCTACTTTGATTGACACTTAGGATCTCCATGCTGTACCGGACTGGCGTTCAAAATCTCTAATGGCATTGACTACTGATCTACCGATGTCTGACCCTGTTGCTAGTCCACCACTAACAGTAATGTTATAGGTTGTCTGGCCTTGACCGAATTTACCCATCTTATTTAGTGGGATAACAGCCTCAGCTTGTCCACCCTCAGCGATGTTGGCAAGCACTCCACCTGGTTGTGGCATTACGATTCCACCCTCGGCAAGTCTAGGGATTTTGATGGTTGGAATTGTAGGTATCTGGACATTGATCCCGATTGCCTTGCCAGCTCCCAAGACTTTGTTGATTAGAGTTAGTAATCCATTGACACCAGCAATAATAAAGTTTATGTAGCCCTCAATAAACCCAAGGACTCCGTTGAGTGCGCCTTTAGCAATACCACCTAGAGTCGCAAACACAGCAGCAAAGAACCCGCCGATGTTTGCTAGGGCAGTTCTAAAAGCAACAACAAAATTAGCTAAGAAAACCCCAATGTCTTTGAATAGCTTGTCCCAGCCACCATAGAGCTTGACGAGTTCATTGGTCAAAATAATTATTCCAGCTACCAAGAGAGCAACGCCTGTGATAATCAAAACAATCGGGTTAGAGTTCATGGCAAAGTTCACAGCTAGTATGGCAACAGCCAAGGCTGCGAAGATACCGGCAAGCACAGTAAAGACACCAGAGTTCTCACCGACATAATCAAAGAAGGCAACAATCAATGGTGTGACAGTAGTAAGGATTGGCAGCAAGGCAGTACCAATAGATTCTGCCATCTCTCCGAAGGCAACACTCATCCTGGCTGAGTCAGTTGCGGTTGCCTCGGCAGCTCCACCAAATTGTGTTTCAAGTTCGTCAAGTATCATGTTTTGGGCACTTAGGGTATCGCCAGCAGCAACGAAAGTCCTGATGCTCTTTTCTTGCTCATCACTAAATAGAACACCGGCTCTGCGTAGAGCTGTTAGACCCAGGATAGGGTCCTGTAAAGCCTTACCGAGTCGGACTGCGTTTTCTTCGCCCGAGCCACCTAAGACTGCTGCCATATCAAAAGCCGATACTGTTGCCCTGTCAAAAGCACCACCAGCCACATCAGCGGTTTCGGCTAATTCCTTGAAGGTTAGTAGCTGTGCCTGTGTTGATTTGATTAGGTCATCGTCAACAGCAATCTTTTTCATTGTTTCATCGGCGAAGGCTTTGAGTCTGTCGGTTACACCCTTAGTGTTGGCACCAAACAAGCCCATTGATTGAGCAACGCTATCAAGTCTGTTGTTAGCAACCTCAGCTTCCTCGGCTGCTCTCAATGCACCGACAGCCAAACCTGATAAAGCGGTAAGACCAATCATCGCGGCAGGGGCTAGGGCCTTAGATACAGCTCCGATTTTCTCCATCGGAGTAGTAAGTCGTTTTAGCTCTTTCTCGAGCTTGTCAAAACCCGAGCCATTGAAGTTGCTGAGGATGTTGATATTGATTGACATTAGCCAGCATCCTTTGTGACTTGTAACTTGCGATTCACACCGGTCATGTATTCCTCAACACCACTCAACACGCTTGCTTGGATAAGTGGGAGTTGACCTTCAGCCTCTGACCAGATGTAGCGTGAGGGTCTGCCTTTCAAAGCAGCAATCATAATCTGACCCTGAGTGGTTACTGTATGCTTACGGCGAGTGCCACGCCAAGGGTAGGTGCTAGTTTCTGACTTGCGAACCTTGTTGACCTTACCTGCCATGTCAGCGATGTTGAGGGCTGCACCGCCGAACTTGACAGATAGCAAAGGGGTCGAGCCGGTTGCGCCTTTGCGAGCGTTACGGCCTGAAACCTCAGTCTTGAAAGTGCCTGGCTTCCAAGCTGTGCGACCTCGGTGATTTCTAAATCCTCTAGTTGGACCAAGCATTGGCGAGCTGTTAATTACGCGATTACCAAGAAGGTCACCGGTGCGCTTCATGTGTGCGCGAATAGCAAAGAATAGGTCTTGGTCAACCTTGCGGATCTCGGCAAGGGTTTCCCTAATGCCATAGACCTCGATTGAGTTCTGGACTTTCATTCTCTACCTACGCTTGTTCATGGACTCTGCTTTACCCTTCAGATACATCTGCATGGTAAAGAGCATCCGTTCGGACTCTTGCATTAGCACCGATGGTGCAATCCCTGTTTCACAAGCTAAGGCTGCAATAAAGAGGTGGGAGCTTCTATCTCCCAGTCCCTTTATTCCTTTACTTTTGGGTCTGTGTCGTCACCCTCGATGTTCTCAAGGGATTCCACAAAGTCCTCAAAGCTCTTGTCAGTTTGCTTCTTGCGGCGTAGGGCGTTCCAAACAATGTAGGCAAGGTAAGTCAGGCGAGGGTCTTTCTGGATTGTTGTCACAGCAAGGTTGAACTTATCCTCGAAGGCAATGAAGTCCGGTGTGCTACATACAACAGATTCTTTAGATCCGTCAGTGAACTCAACTTTGAAAGGGATTTGCATCAGCTTACGCCGTTGCTCTGGTTAGTTCCCCTGTCAATGGCCAAGTGATTCCTACGGTAGCGAGGTCACCGACTGTTGAGCTGAAGGGGGTATATTGAGTTACCAAAAATGCACCGGAATAGCTCGGGTTGCTTGCTGATACTGAGCCGGATGTTGGTGTGACAACAACAGTTGCGTTGGTTCCTAGTAGTGGGAACAGGATTGAATCAAGTGCACCGGCAGCAAAGTCCTGGTGGAACTCAAGGGTAATCGAGCCAGACTTTAGTCCGGCGATACGAGTCCTAAAGCTGCTACCAAACGCTGTGGTTTCCTGCTCATCAACTTCAATAGGAAGTTCGACAGATGCAAGGGATGAGCTTACTGTTCCGCCGTTGATTGTGACTTTGTAGTCAGTTGCTACGAATTTTGCCAATTTATGTTTCTCCTAATCGGCAAATACATCAACAGCAAATTCAGCCGCTAAGTAAGTGCCCTCATTCATTTGGATGGGTGTGTAATTTGTCATTTCAGTCACTCGGCAATCATAGGCGTAACCACCAAGTGTCTTATCTGATTCTACTGCGTTCTTGATACTTGAGGCACCTGTGCTTGAGCAGAAGGCATCGAGTGATCGCTGTGCAGTCTTTTCCGCTGCCCTGCCAACAATGACAACAACAGAAAACTTGTAAAGGGTAAGGCCCTTGTTGAACGCCTGGTTGTAGTCCACGCTGGTTGGCCTGACTAGGGCTATTGGTGGGTTTGGGTTGTCTGGCATTTCAGGGCTAGTGCGTAGTCCAACGATGGTAGCAAGGTTAGTCGCAATAGCCGTTCTTAGCTGGCTGATGAGTGCCACTATGCAAACCTGATTCGGCGTAGTGGATCAACTAGCTGGGCAACATCTGGGTCAAGTCTGTTGCTGACTCGCATGATTCCAATGTCTGAGATACCTGCCACACCGAGTGGGCTGTCTAGTCGCTTGTAAATTCTTGAGGACTGAATCACACAGGCTTGGGTAACAGCGATTGGCACTGAAGCAAAGCCAAAGACTCCGGTTACTTGAACAGTTGCTTGTCCCTCGAACTGGTTGAATAGGTAATCATTGATTGCCCTAATGTGTGTGAAGGGTGTTGGCTGTCCATCTACCCTGCCGTTTAGTGGCTCAAGCTGAAAGTCGGTTGAGGCAAAAGTCACATCGAAGCCAGAGTCAGTATCCGATGCAGACTTGAGTGTAGTGATAGAGATTAGATCGTCAATCTCGGTAACAAATGCTGTGCTAGGTGCAAAGACCCTAACTGCTGTACCAGATGAAAAGAAGTTGCGGTTGCAGTATCCGTCAATAGCTCTTGAGCCTGACTCGATTGCCATCTCCAGTAAAGAATCATCAACAGCATCCGTGATTCTTAATGCACTTTTAACTTGTGATAATGAGGCGTAGCCGTTAGTAATTGCCATAATGTTCTCTATTCTACTGGTTGGAAAGGATACTACTCCCAGCCGTTAGCTCGCCTAATCTCTAGCGAATAAGTCCCAGAGCTGTAATCGTTAGCGTCAATCTTGGACTGGTAATACCTTTGGTTAGCAAAGAAGGTCTTCTCGTTCTTGCTCTGGTAGCCAGCCTTGATTGTTGAGCTGTTGTCATGGTGCAGGTCAATGTCTAGTTTACGGATGTTTACCCCTGCAAACTCAGCTCGCCTTATGTAGTCATTGTCCTCAAAATAAGCAGGGTAGAAACCACACTCGTCAAAGAGTCCTAGATCACTAACAGCCTCATCTCCAACGGCAAAGGCTTGCCAGTTAGGTGCATCGGCTGTCAGGGTTATCTCATCGCTGCGAGCTGTTGCTAACTTCTCCAAAGCCCCTGGTCTAAAGACAACATCGTTGCTGACAATAAACCAGCGGTCAGCGTAAGGGAATGACTTGATGCCTAAGTTCCAAGACCCTGCCACGCCTAGATTGGCTGGCATTCGTAGGTGTGTGACCTTGGCAAACTTGTCGCTCAACTCTAGGGTGTCTGTGCCGAGTCCGTTGTCAATAATTAGCAAGTGAGCAACTGGGATGTCCACGCT